TGGTGCAATTGATGTGGATAAATATCCAATAGATAAAAAATTTTATCTTGATGTCATCCAAGATAAAAACCTACCAATAATACCTATATTATCAAAGAGTGGTGGATTGCATTTATATGTATTCACCACTCGGTTGGTTAGAGCAAAAGAGATACGAAGTTTTTTAGAAGAGTTATTGGTTCCATTTAAATTACCACATGCAACAGAAATATTTCCAAAACAAACACAGTTAATATCAACTGATGGAACAGTATCTAATGGTAATTTTATAAATCTACCATACAACGGCGACGATAGAAAAGCATTAGATATAGATGGTAGTCAAATGCCATTTGAAAAATTTATACAAACAGTTGGATTAAATTTAGTAGATCCAAAAGATTTTAAAAAGATAAAAGAAAATATAATTTATTCTGAGTTAAAAGGTGGTGGAGAAGAATTTGAAGATGGTCCACCGTGTTTACAAAAATTAACTAAAGAAGTTATGACCTTTACAGATGGTAGAGATAGATTTTTATATAACTACATGGTCTTTGCTAAGAAAAAATATACAGACAGTTGGCAAAAAATGGTATTACAAGCAGGTAGAAAGTATTTTTCTTTTGATGAGCATTGGACAGATGATCACATTAAATCTAAAATAAAAAATTGGGAGAAACAAAAGAAAGGTTTTACTTGTACAGATCCATTACTAGAACCAAATTGTATGAAAGCATTATGTGTAAAAAGAAAGTTTGGTGTATTAGCAGGGGAGAAAACAAACTATCCAACATTAAGTAACTTACAAAAAATAAATATTAAACCTAGTCCAGAGTGGAGAGTAACTGTAGAGAACGCTGAAGAGAATGAAACAATACAGTTACATTGTAAAAATACATATAAATTAACTCAAGTACATGAATTTAAAACGGTGTTATTTGAACAAGCTTTGATTGTAGCACCATCAATTAAACAAGATCAGTTTGATGAAATATTAAAATCAATTAGTGGTAAAGATAAAATAGAAATTATAGAACCTGCAGAAGGTACAAGTCCAATTGATATACTTAAAAAATTATTGGAGAAACATATATACGGGGCTCAGGCTACAAACTATATGTCATTTGAAAGTGGTAGACCTTTAGTCGAAGGTGAGTTCGCATGGTTTGTGTTTGATAAATTCTTTGACAAATTAAAAAACGAAGAATGGAAATACGATGCACAGAAAACATCTTATATGATTTCACATGAACTATTTAATAATGAAGATAAAGATCAAAACAGAAGAGCTTTGTTTGGTAAACAAAAAAGATTTCCAGGTCAAGATGATGAGGGTAATTATTTCAAGGCAATAAGAACTGCAAGAATACCTTTACATATTTTTGAAAAACCAGAGGAAGTAAAAGAAACTATAGAGATAGAAAGTCAAGATAATATTGTATGATTTATAAATATTATGGTCCTCCAGGTACAGGTAAGACGTATAAATTAATTAGTAGAGCCAAAGCTTATGTCAGAAAATATAAAATACCTTTGCATCGTATAGGTTATTTTGCTTTCACTAAGAAGGCTGCAGAAGAAGCAAAACAAAGAATGCCATTTGAAAATAAAAAATTAAGATATTTTAAAACACTTCATGCTTTAGCATTTGAATGTATTAAAGTTGATGATTTAAATATTAGTCAAGAAGATATTATGCAACCCTATCACTACGAAGAATTTGGTAAAAAATTAAATCTTCAAGTAAAATTTTATGATAGGTATAATAAAGACGAATCTTTTTATCTAGGTTTTGAAAATCCATATTTTCAAATAATAAGTAGAGCAGTAAATAAATGTACAAGTATTAGAAAAGAATTTGATTTAGAAGAACACGATCCAAGAAATGTAAATTGGAAACAATTAGATCATATCTACAATAACTTATTGGAATATAAATCTAAAAAGAAACTATTAGATTTTAATAACATAATTCAAATTTTAACAGATCAACCTGAGAACATACCAGAGTTTGATGTTATATTTATTGATGAAGCTCAAGATCTTTCACCATTACAGTGGAAACTATTTGATATTTTAAAAACAAAAACTAAAGATATTTATTTAGCAGGTGATGATGACCAAGCTATATTTGCGTGGGCCGGCGCAGATGTGAAAAGATTTATTGCAGAACCTGCAAAAGAAAAAACATTAATCTATTCAAAAAGAGTATCTAAATCAATTCAATTACAATCTACTGTACCTATCAATAATATTGTAGGTGCTAGAAAATTAAAAAAGTATTACCCTAGAAACTATCAAGGTAAATGTGAAGAGATATATAATTTAGATGAGATAGATTTAACTAAAGGTAAATGGTTAATTATAACTAGAACAGTATCTAAGCTTTTAAAAATACAAGATATGTTAATAGAGAAAGGTTTATATTTTGAAAGTAACAGAGGTAAAAGTATTAAAGTTACAATGTTTAATGCTATGAATAGTTACAATGAATGGCGTAAAGGTAAAGAATTAACGGAAGAAGAATTAAAAAATATAAAAAATTTTACAGGAGATGTAAAACTAAATAAAAACAAAACTTGGTTTGATGCATTTAAGTTAGAAGAAGATGTTAGTAAAGAATATTTATTACGTCTTTTAGAAAACAAAGAAAATTTAAAAGAACCTGCAAGAATATGGTTATCAACTATACACGCTATAAAAGGTGGAGAGCAGGACAATGTGATTCTATGTTTGGATATGGGCAAAAAAATTATTGAAGCCATAAAACAAAGTCAAGACAAAGCAGATGAAGAACATAGAGTTTGGTACGTAGGAACTACAAGAGCACGTAACAATTTATATAAAATAAAACTAAACACATCAAGAAAGGGTTACCAGTTATGACAAATAAAGATATGTTCGATGAAGCATTTCCACAAGATAAGCAGATAGGTGGGAGTCATTACAAAGACTTTCACATACAGCCGTATGAATTTATTTCTAAGAATGAACTTTCCTTTTTCCAGGGAAACGTTATAAAGTATGTGTGTCGTTATAAAAATAAAAATGGCATACAAGATTTAGAAAAGATAATTCATTATTGTGAATTAGAAATAAAGAAGATGAAAGACATGGTTAAAAAGAAGTGAATCTATTTGCAGTGCATGATTTATTTTTTTATACATTAATGACTATTTACTTTTGGGGTAGACTAATATGATAGTAGCACAGACAGAATGGGTAGTACCTACAGAGTATCCTGATCTAAGATCAGCAAATGAAATTGCAATTGACTTAGAAACACGTGATCCAAATTTAAAAGAAACAGGTTCAGGTGCAATCGCCGGTGATGGTGAAGTAGTAGGTATAGCTGTAGCAGTAGATGGCTACAAAGGATACTTTCCAATTGCTCATGGTGAAGGACCAAACATGGATCGTAAGAAAACTTTAGAATGGTTTAAAGATGTTTGTGAATCACCTGCTACAAAAATATTTCATAATGCAATGTACGACGTATGTTGGATAAAAAATTTAGGTATAAAAATCAATGGTTTAATAATAGATACCATGATTGCAGCCAGTCTTATAGATGAAAATAGATTTTCATTTACACTTAATACTTTGTCTTGGCATCATTTAGGTGAAGGTAAAAGTGAAGCAAGATTAATCGAAGCAGCTAAGTCAAGAGGATTAGATCCTAAAGCAGACATGTGGAGATTACCTGCAATGGAAGTGGGAGCCTATGCAGAAAAAGATGCAGAGATAACTTTAAAGCTTTGGCACAAATTAAAAAAAGTAATTGTTGAAGATAGTCTACAAGATATATTTAATCTTGAGACCGATCTCTTTCCTTGTTTAGTCGATATGCGCCACCTAGGTGTTCGGGTAGATATCGAGAAAGCCAGTCAATTGAAAATAGCACTGGCAGCAAAAGAAGAAAACCTATTACAACAAATAAAAATAGAGACAGGAGTAGATACTCAAATATGGGCTGCAGCAAGTATTGCGAAAGTTTTTGAAAAACTGAACCTACCTTATAGCCGAACTGAAAAGACTGACTCTCCTTCATTTACTAAAAATTTTATAACTAATCATGATAATCCTGTAGTGAACATGATAGCAGAAGCTAGAAAAATAAACAAGGTCAGAACAACATTTATTGATACAATTTTAAAACATGAACACAAAGGCAGAATCCATGCAGATATAAATCAAATACGATCTGATGATGGAGGAACCGTTACAGGACGATTTAGTTATTCGAATCCAAACCTACAGCAGATACCCGCCAGGGATCCGGAAACAGGGCCTTTACTTAGATCTTTATTTATACCTGAAGAAGGTTGTAAGTGGGGAACATTTGATTACTCGCAACAGGAACCAAGGCTCGTTGCACACTACGCATTAAAATTTTCTTTGCCTTCTGTAAATGCAATTGCAGATTCATATGAAACAGATCCTTCAACAGATTTTCACAAAATTGTAGCTGAGATGGCACACATTCCTAGATCACAAGCAAAAACAATTAACCTTGGATTATTCTATGGTATGGGTAAAGCAAAACTTCAAGCAGAGTTAGGTGTTGATAAAGATCATGCTGAAGAATTATTTTCACAGTACCACGCTAAAGCACCTTTCGTAAAACAATTAATGAATAAAGTTATGACTGCAGCACAGAGTAAAGGACAGATTAAAACATTATTAGGTAGACGTTGTAGGTTTCCTAAATACGAACCTGTACTTAGAGGAGCTGATTGGGGAACGTATGTACCACCAGAAGATCATGAACGTATGTTAGAACTACAAGAGATGGGTCCACACATAAAAGATTTTGAAGGTAATGTTGTAAAAGATAAAAATGGTAAACCAAAAAGAAACTATTGGCATCAAAATTCTACACGTAGAGCTTTTACATACAAAGCATTAAACAAATTAATTCAAGGTAGTGCAGCAGATATGACTAAGAAAGCAATGGTTGATTTATATAAAGAAGGTTTAATAGGTCATATACAAATACATGATGAATTAGACTTTTCTATAGAATCAGAAAGTCAAGCAAAAAAAATAAAAGATATTATGGAAAATGCGGTTGACTTAGAAGTGCCAAATAAAGTAGACTA